AATAGGACAAGCGCCGCCAGCATTAATAGATACATTTTTGCACATTTCTATAAAATATTCTTGTGTATATATATTTTTCATTATATTAATATGTTTATGCACCCATTGAATATTGCCTTCTATGTACCCTTTACTGCTATCTATTCTGTCAAGTGAAGCAGTATTTAATTTACTGTCATTACTGATAATTAATTCTAATCCACTAAGAGAACATTTTTTATTTTGTTTTTGAAACAATTCCCAAGCGTATTCTTTAGTTATTTTGACTGGAGTAATATTACCACTTCTTAGTCTATCCGACGCACCAATATGTGTTGCCCACCATCCCCCGGATATACCCCCGAACCCACTCCATTGTTTATGTTCTTCGCCTTTTTTTATAGAGCATTTATGACACCCATTTGAATCACCACTATTTAAATGTTTAGCATAAATTTCTTTTTCTGCTCCACACTCACAACGACATAAATATCTGGTCATGTTCCATTTATCGTTTGCGACTCTTTTAATTACAGTCCATTTATTAAAAATGCGACCAGTTAAATCAACTAATTTTCTTTTTGACTTTAATTCATTTGATAAACATCCACAACTTTTAGTTCTTCCGTTTAATAAATTTGTTGGATTTACTAATTTTTCTGTGCCGCACTCACACTTACAAAAAAATTTACCTTCTTTTTCTTCTAAAATTGTCCAACGTCCATATTTTTTATTGTCCATTTGGGATAGACCTCCTATAGTGTAAATAGTATGGTCTATCCCGAAAAGTAATAGTTTATTGGATAAAGATCACTTAACTGGACAAAATCCCGACCCACATTCCATTGAATCTTCTAATTCACCATCACCAACATTCTCATCGCGGATTGGCTTGATCTTGGAAGATAGTTTCTCATATTGCTCCTTATTGATTGTTTCCTTTGGAGCTTGCTTGAAGCCGTGTTCGCTGTGACAAAGGAAAGAAAGGCTCTTGATGTATTTAAGGTTTTCACCTAGCCATACTTTCAATTGTGGAATTTCTTCTTTACGGTAATAAACAGTTACAGATACAGCCTGATCAGACCAGTGCTTCTGAGCCATTTTAACAACGTCTAGTTGTTTCCAGGTTGTCCAATCCTCGTCTGCAACCGGAGCGCCTTCTGGTGCCGCAACATAGAAATCAACAACAAGAGTATTGTGATCTAGGCTGCCATCAAATCTAACTGTTGGTTCCATATAGTGACCAGCTTCTTTTAATAGTGGGATTAATGGATCGCTGGCAGCAAAACGAACGCGTTGAATAATGTATCGTGAATACGCTGGGTGGATGCCTTCATAACAATCAAACACTTTTGAGATTGTGCCGGATGGCTTGATGACTGTTGTGCGAATACTCTCTGGGATTCCAAGAAACTTTGAATAGTTGATGTTTTCATCTTGGATTACTGCATATGCACGATCAAGGATTTCTGGCTTGAATAGCTCGCTCTGTAAGCAGCCAGTGATTCCTGTCCCTACTCTGCGGTTGCGCTTGACAACAGCATCACTCTTTGGTTGGTGATATTTCTCCATTGTTACGCGTTTGCCCCAACGGTGCATAAGCCGTGATGACTCAATAAATTCTTCTTCATTTTTGAGGTTAGAAAGTGCGATTTCCTGCAAATTACACTGATAGGTCAATACATTATTGAAAACTCCCATATGCTCTTCTGGTTCTTCGAAGCAATATGTATCATGTTTGCCTTCTAGCTTGATAATTGATTTAATTGTTATATTCTTGCCCTTCAAGCTTGGTTTGTGACCGCCGGAAGTATCCAATCTGTGGCACTTGATTTCGCTGCAATCAGTAATCGTAATATAGAATAAATCTTTCTTGCGAGTACCTTTATTTGTAACAGTACCGGCTTTAGAGGCAAGTGAAATCGTTGAAGCAATTCCGTTTTTAGTCAACAGTATTTGGAAATTTTTCGCACGTTGTTGACCAGATAGATACAATCTAACTGTTTTAGAGTTAGTTTGAGTCCCATCAGTATCTAGGCACCCAGCAATGAATTCCAGAGCGGATTTTTTACTCCAAGTAAAAAGTTCACTGAAGTCATCAGAACGTAGTCTTTTAAACAGCTCTGGGTCGATATCTGTTTTTACTCTAGTACAATACGAGTTCTCGGTATTCCATTTTAGTTGTGTTTTATATCTTTTACCTTGAGCTGGTAGTGATACTGATTTATACAATCCAACAAAAACATCGTTACCATCTAGCCAGCCGTCACCAAAAGCAGTGCCTAAAGTATAAGCATTTTCATAAACTTTGGTGTTAGTGTTAACCATACTATAGCCTGCTAGTCTCACCGGGTATCTCTTATCTAATTCAATTTCATCAAGTCTTTTTTGTTTAAAGTCTTTATCGAGCTTTGTCATAACTTTAAATTTGTGATTAGCTGTACAATCTAGTGAAGATCCATCGGAAAACATTACTCGATATAAATCTCTATTGGTGCCAGTTAATCTAGGTGTGACTTTTGACCACCTTTTACCATTCCAGATTTCTATCTCTTTACCGCACACATCTCCTATTGTTACTAAGCCATCTTTTGTAATTAAAGATGTATCATAACTAACACACGGCTCTCCGTCTTCAAGAGTGGCTTCACCGCAATTGTGCACACAAATACCATTTGCAAAGAAGTTGTGCGTATCGTCTACTGATAGATCATAAACATCTGCTGTTTCGGTTAAAAACTCAATACTCTCTATTTCTTCAAATTCTACTGATAACATTTATTTTCTCCTCGGATAAAATTCTATTTTTCTTCCATTCTCTGGCTAATGAAGACTTAGATGCATGGCTATTCAAATTTAAAATATCAGATAACTCTTTTAGTATTTCAACCTGAAAGGTATCTTTATATAATTCTTGAAACTTATAAAATTTCTTCATCCTATCTTCAGAAGTATAATAGAAAGTTGATTTAACCTCTACTATCTTTACAAGATTACCATTCTCATAAATAAAGAAGTCTGGTAAGTATTTTACTCCATCTCCTAAGTCGTATTGCTGTACTTCAATATCCCATTCTATATTTTGATTATCTAACCAAAGAGCATAAGCATATTCCCAAGAACTTCGTAGATAAACATCCTTATTTTTAGATTTGTTAAAATAATAACCTCCAATAAAACGATTGTTGTTTTTTATTAACTCTGGTCTTTTTGTAGGCCAATCTGTAAAATTATTGTTTATCTTGGCATTCTCACTTCTTACCTTTTTGAGATTATCAGTTATTACATTATAACCGGTTCTAAGCTCAATTCCAAGATCTTTTAATACTTTTCTACATCTTGTATACGTAAATTCTGGGATATTTACTTTTTTAACAATTAATTTAAATCCATAGCCTTCATTATATTTTTGTTCTAATATTTCTCTCAAAAGTCTCTTGGATTCTTCATCGTCAGATATTTTGTAAACTACTTCTTGTTGCCCATAACGATTAACTCTTTTATTTTTAATCTCTGTAAAATATATCTTTTGTATTAATTGTCTTGCAGTATCAAATAATAAATCCGTGTGCATTAGCTTCCCTCCAATATAAGTAGTCTAATGCACGCGGATTCACCTAGTTTTTCTAACTAATTTTATATAACTTGTCTTCGGTTGTCAAGTGTTGTGCTTCAATCCAACCACGATCAGTTAATACTCTATGGTCTGGAGTTAGTTTAATTTCCTTACCAGACTTAGTTTTAAGTTTCATAATTTGAGCGTCTTCTTTAGTTTTAAAAGCAATTGCATTTTTAACAACTACTTCTTGTTTTTCTTCATCAAATGAATAGACTTCAAAATTAACATTAGCTTCTGCTAATTCTTGGATTGTTTTTTCACCAATAACAGTCATTACAAGAGTATCGCCGGTTAAACATGGATTTACACCAATAGCACTATCTGGTTTTAATTCACCCATACGTGCATACTTCTGCATGTTTTCACGATTTACAATACCAAATGGTTCACCTTCTTCATAGGTTTTCCAA